TTGATGGCACGGTCACTTGGAAGGCTGTAAGCAGTGTCTACGAGGATCTCTCTGTACTTGCGCCAAGCGCGATTATTGAACTGTTTGAGCTGACGCTGAATACGACGTTGCATGGCAGCAGTGATACTTACCGTTGGCACAATGGTTGCAATGCCAATGTGACTGGCAACGTTGTATGGAATGGCAATAGCTACATTCGTTTGCCAATTCAGGCGACTGGCTTTGATTACACCAACACTGGCTCATTGCCGCGTCCGACTTTAACAGTTGCCAACCTCGACAGCACCATTAGCACGTTGCTGATCTTGGTTAATGTGACAACGCCAGGCAACGATCTGGGCGGAGCAACTGTCAAGAGAATCAGAACGCTCAAAAAGTTTTTAGACGGTGAATCTGCTGCAGATCCTCACGCCAAGTTTCCAGATGAGATTTGGTACGTTGATCGCAAGGCATCCGAAAGCCGTGATGCAGTTTCATTTGAGCTGGCGAGCAAGTTTGACATGGCGGGCATGATGCTGCCCAAGCGACAACTAATTGCCAATGTTTGTCAGTGGAACTATCGCAGCGCAGAGTGCGGCTATACCGGAAGCAATTACTGGGATGCGAACGATAATTCCGTCAGCTCTCTTGCCAGTGATGTTTGCGGAAAGCGAGTTGAATCTTGCAAACTGCGCTTCGGCGCCACAGCAGAACTGCCATTTGGATCCTTCCCTGGCGTTGGCTTGACCCAATGAAACTGCCCGACGCAATCAAAGAAGAAGCGTTACAGCACGCACGGGATGAGTTTCCGAAAGAATCTTGCGGTTTGGTTGCTGTCGTCAAAGGCCGGAAGCGTTACTTTGCCTGCCGGAATCTGGCTGAAACGCCAAGCGAGCATTTCGTCCTTGATCCTTTGCAGTATGCGGAAATTGAAGACAAAGGCGAAATTGTCGCGGTAATCCATAGCCACCCGACCACCAATCATGCGCCTTCACAGGCCGATCAGGTGGCTTGCGAGAAATCACTGTTACCTTGGCACATCGTCAACCCACAAACAGAACAGTGGGGCTACTGCGAACCAAAAGGTTTTGAGCTTCCGTATGTCGGTCGGGAGTTTGTTTTCGGGCTGGTTGATTGTTACAGCCTGTGCCGTGATTGGTACAAACGTGAGATGAAATTGGATTTGCGCGACTACCAGCGCCGTGATCGCTTCTGGCTCCGTGGTGAGAATTTATATCTAGACAACTTTGCCAAAGAAGGCTTCCGCGCTGTGCCGCAAGCTGATCTTCAGTGGGGCGATGCCATCTTGATGCAACTCAGCTCGTCGTTGCCAAATCATGCGGCGATCTACCTTGGCGATCAGATGATCCTGCATCACTCACAGGGACGACTTTCTAGCCGAGACGTGTACGGCGGTTACTATTGGAAGAACACCGCCCTGGTCCTACGGCATGAAAGTCGTTAAGGTCTACGGCGCCCTGCGTGAACGGCTGGGGCAATGCCGTTTTGAGTTTGACGTGGCGACGCCTGTTGAGGCGTTGAAGGCGCTGATCGTCAATTTTCCTGGCTTGGAGCAGTGGTTGTTGGATAACGAGCGCGATGGTGTCAGCTTTCGCGTAATGGTCGGCAAGGAAAAAATCCAAGATGCAAACGTTCATGAGCTGGCTTATCCGTGGTCATCGCGGGACGTATTCAGCATTGCACCCGTGATCAGTGGTGCTGGTGGCAGTGCCACTCAAATTGGTATTGGAATCGGCTTAATTGCAGTATCTTTTCTTTTTCCCGGCGCTGGCTTATTCGGAACTACCAGTATTTTCGGAGCTGCTGCCGGAACTGCTGGAACTAGCGCAGCTTTGACAACACTTGGCACGGTATTAAGTGGTGTTGGTGCATCCTTGGTGCTTGGTGGAATCGCACAAGCCATTTCACCCACGCCAACAATGTCACCCTTGGAGCGTGGCAGGGAAGCGGCGCGGCTTGAATCCTTTAGCTTCAGTGGCATTGTCAATACTGCTCAGCAAGGCTTGCCGGTGCCTATTTGCTATGGCCGCTGCTTTGTTGGTTCTGCCGTGATCTCCAGCGGCTTGGATGTGGTTTGGACGGGTAATAGCAGTACTTCAAACTTTGCTGCAGTCGAAGCGGTAAGGTCCGCCATGTTTGACAAAAACTGATGGAACAGCATTTTCTCCAAGGCGCTGGCGGCGGCGGTGGTGGTGGCGGTAAAGGCGGTGGCGGTGGTGGAGGTCAGCCACGTACACCGACAGAGCAGGACGATTCGCTGCAGTCAGTTCAGTACGCCAGTGTCCTTGATCTTTTATGTGAAGGTGAAATTCAAGGGCTTGAAAATGGCTCGCAAGGTATTTACCTAGACGGAACGCCGATTGAAGACGAATCGGGTAAGCCTAACTTCAAGAATTACACGGTGTCTGCCCGTTACGGCACACAATCGCAAGCGGCAATTATTTCGCCCAGTGGTGGCACACAAACAGAAACCGCTGTTGGTGTTGAACTTCTTTATAACACTCCAATCACCCGGACAATTACAGACACAGATGTCGATGTTGTTCGTGTTACCATTAACATCCCTTCACTGTTAATTGTTACAAACGACGGCGACATTGTTGGCAATAGCGTTGATCTTAAATTTAGCGTTCAATACAACGGTGGTGGTTATACCGATGTGATTGCCTACACCAAGATTGAAGGCAAGACTTCTGGTCTGTATCAGCGGGATTACGAAATCAAGCTTGATGGGGCTTTTCCTGTTGATATTCGCGTCACAAGACTGAGCGTTGATGAAACTGGTTCTAAAAATCAGAACCGCACATTCTGGTCAAGCTATACCGAGATTCTCAACGAAAAATTCCGCTATCCCAACTCAGCACTTGTTGGCCTGCGTTTTGATGCGCGTGATTTCAACAATGTTCCGAGTCGCAAATATCTGATCCGTGGCCTCAAGATACGCCTTCCATCTAACGCCACTGTCGATACCACTACCTACCTAGGGCGTGTCACCTATTCCGGCGTGTGGGATGGCACCTTCGGCGCTGCAACGTGGTGTTCCGATCCAGCTTGGTGTTTGTGGGATCTGCTGACTTCAACACGCTATGGAGCAGGCATCCCATCAAGCAGTCTCGATAAATATGACTTTTACGCAATCAGCCAATACTGCAACGAACTGGTCAGCGATGGCGGTGGTGGAGTTGAGCCGCGTTTCTCTTGTAACTTGCTGCTCAATTCACGCGATGAGGTTTATAACGTCATCCAAGAAATGGTAAGCCTGTTCCGAGGCATTGCCTATTACGGCGCTGGCAGTTTGGTCGTCACTCAGGACAAACCAGTCGACAGCCAATATCTAATTGGTCCAACCAACGTGGTTGATGGCTTGTTTACTTATTCAGGAACCAGTCAAAAGTCACGCCACACCACCGCAACAGTTGCTTATCAGACCTACGAGTCACTGGGCGAAGTTGAATACGAATACGTCGAACTGCCTGATGCTGTTGATAAGTACGGCGTCATCAACAAGGACATCAAAGCTCTGGGCTGCTACAGCCAAGGTCAAGCGCAACGTGCAGGCCGCTGGGCACTGCTGAGCGAACAAAATCTGACCGAGACCGTCACCTTCTCAATTTCGATTGATAGCGGCATCATCCTGCGTCCAGGGATGGTGATTGACATTGCTGATCCCACGCGTTCTGGCACACGCCGCAGCGGTCGCATCAGTTCAGCTACGACAACGGTGGTCACGGTTGATTCAAGCAGCAATCTGTCTGTCAACTTGGGTCTGTCACCACGACTCTCTGTCATCCTGCCCAATGGCTTGGTGGAAACCAAAACCATCTCCAGCATTAGCGGTCGCAACATCACTGTTAGTTCAGCGTTCAGCCAGGCACCTAATGCCCAGTCGGTATGGCTAATTCAGACCAGTGACATTCAGTCTCAGCAGTTCCGTGTTTTAAATGTTGCCGAAGCAGATGATGGGATTTATGGCGTCACCGCAGTTGCGTACAACAGCACCATCTACTCCGCTGTTGACAACAACACAAAGATCAAGCGACGTGACATCACAAATCTGACGGCAACGCCTGCACCAGTCAGAAACATCCGAGGCAGTGAGTTTCTGTACCAGTCTGGTCAAAACGTCTTCACTGGTTTTGATTTGTCATGGACAAGCCCTGTCACCAACGTCTCCAGTTTCCGCGTTCAATATCGTCTCAATAGCAACAACTGGATTACTGAAAATCCAACTGCGCCATCACTTCGGATCGAACAGCTGAAAGATGGTGTGCTTTATGTTCAGATCCGTGCGCTGAACAACCTTGGCAAGAGCAGCGTTGTTGCAACTGCACAATTCACGCTGATCGGCAAAACTGCTCGGCCTGCCAATGTTCAAGGTTTGAGCTTTGAGGCCATCAATGCAAATTCCGGTCGTTTGCGCTGGAGGCAGTCCACAGATTTAGACGTGCGCGTTGGTGGCAAGGTCCGCATCCGCCACAGCAACAAAACAGATGGCACCGGCACCTGGGCAAACTCCGTTGATCTCATCAAAGCCAAGTCTGGCAATCAGACAGAAGCCATCGTTCCTTTGATCGAAGGAGAGATCCTTGTCAAGTTTGTCGATGATGGTGGACGCGAGTGTCTTGATGCCAGAAGCGTTGTTATTGACCTTCCAAACACGCTAGGTCCGTTACTGATCCAATCTCGCCGTGAGGATTCGGATACTCCGCCGTTCCAAGGAATCAAGACAGACGTTTTTTACAGCGACGAATATGACGCGCTGATGATTGACGGCTTAGCTTTGTTTGATTCCGAGGCTGATGTCGATGCCATCGTCAACTTTGACATTACAGGCGACGTGCTCACCATGGGCACCTACAACTTCGCCAATCCTTTGGATCTTGGCTCTGCATTTAGCCTTGATCTCTCCCGTTACTTCATCACCCGTGGCCTTTACACCAGTGATCTGATCGATGCGCGATTAGCTGAGATTGATAGTTGGGATGATTTTGACGGCGCTGCAACTGCCAAAGTCAATGCCGCTTTGTACGTGCGAACGACGACCAGCAGCCCTGCAGAGCAATTCTTGCTGATGGAAGACGGCGATTTCATGGCGCTTGAAACTGATGACGGCGACAGCTTCCTCTACACAGAAGACAGCACCACGCCCACTTGGAGTGACTGGAAGGAGTTTGTCAATGGCACCTTCACTGGGCGCGGCTTCCAGTTCAAGGCCGAACTAGAAAGCGAAGCCATCGACCAAAACATCCTGATCGACCAGCTTGGCTACGAGGCCACCTTCCAGCGGCGTCAGGAAAACAGCGTCGGCACGGTGGCCAGTGGTGCTGGCACGAAGTCTGTGGCGTTTGACAAAGCTTTCTTTGTTGGAACGGCCAGCCTTGGTGGTGCGAACACGTATCTGCCCAGCATCGGCATCACGGCGCAGAACCTTGCGACAGGTGACTATTTCGTGGTGACCAACGTGGCGAGCACCGGCTTCGACGTGACCTTCCTCAATTCGGCTGGTGCTGCTGTGAACCGTAATTTCCAATGGTCTGCTGTTGGTTATGGCAGAGCGGTTTAAAATGGAACAGATAGTGTCCCAAGCGGACTGAAGCATGGCAACCCACGACTATGTGATCGCTAACGGCTCCGGCGCTGCCGTCCGTGCTGATCTCAATGATGCGCTGGCTGCAATCGTCACAGGGAATAGCAACGCAACAGCGCCAACGACCACCTATGCGTACGAGGAGTGGTTTGATACTTCGACCAGCCCAACCACGATCAAGCGGCGTGATGGGTCAAACGCAAGCTGGATCACTTTTGGCTATGCGGATGGCTCGATTGACCTAGGTTCTGCCGCCACACCAACAATCCGGTTCAACGGCGATACCAACACCGGCATCTATAGTCCTGGCGCTGATCAGGTCGCCATCAGCACGGGTGGTACTCAGCGGGCGACTGTTGACGGCTCGGGCAGGCTGTTGGTTGGCACGTCTACGACCACTAGCGATAGCTTCGTCCAAGTTCAAGGAAGCGTTGCATCTTCTACTGCAACCGGTGTAATAGCTTTGAGAAGGGGCTCTTTACCTACTTCTTCAACCTCGGGTCTTGGCGCAATTTACTTTGAAGATAACTCTGGGAATCTAGGCGCTTCTATTTTTGCTTTTTCAGACGGAAGTTGGACTTCAGGCACCAATCATAGAAGTCGTTTGGTGTTTTCCACTACCTCCGATGGAGCGCCCAGCCCGACAGAACGGATGAGGATTGACAGTGGTGGCGATGTTTTGTTTAATACTACAGGAGTACCCAACGGAACAAGTATTTATGGCGCGGGTTTTATAAAGTCCTCTAATAGCAGGATGATCTTTAGTACAGCTACTAATGTAACAAGTTCTGGCTCGCTTTGTGCTTTTTACAATCCAAACGGACTTGTCGGAACTATTAGTACATCTGGTTCTGCTACTGCCTATAACACTTCTTCCGATTACCGCCTTAAAGAAAACGTTGTCTCACTGACAGGCGCAGCCGACCGCATCCTTCAACTCAAGCCAAGTCGGTTCAATTTCATTGCTGATCCTGACACAGAGGTTGATGGCTTCATTGCTCACGAGGCACAAGCTGTTGTCCCTGAGTGCGTCACTGGCATCAAGGATGAGGTGGATGAAGACGGCAATCCCGTCTACCAAGGCATCGACCAGTCTAAGCTGGTGCCGCTGTTGACTGCTGCACTGCAAGAGGCGCTTACCAAGATCGAAGCCCTTGAAGCCCGCCTCACCGCTCTGGAGGCTAACTAATCATGGCATCACGCAAGACTTCCGCGCTAACGGCACTCTCAGCTCCGGCCAGTGATGATGTGCTGCCCATTATTGATGTCTCCGAAGCTCTGGCAGAAAACCAGAATAAGAAGATTACCGTTGCAAATCTAATCAAACCTCTTTTTTATTATCGCCTTGACTCGGCTGTAGCTGGTGCCAACGTCACCACAGCCCAATCCATTTTTGGCGTTGGTGTCACACTTGCCGCCAGCACGGTTTACGAAATCGAAGGCGTCTTTGCCATTTCAAAATCAGCTGGCACCACATCGCACACCGTTGCCCTGTTGTTCGGCGGCACTGCAACGCTAAATAACATTGGCTACCTCGCGCAAAGTGCTAACGCCGCAGCGTTCACTGGGCAAACAGCAGCCCTGACAACCCATAACTACATCGCCACGGGTGCTTCTACTGTCATCACTGCTGCCATCACCGATGCTGCTCGTGCTGTCACCGTGCGTATCAGTGGCACTGTTTCCGTTAACGCAGGCGGGACCTTCATCCCGCAGTATCAACTGAGTGCTGCTCCCGGTGGTGCCTACACCACGGCAATCGGCAGTTACATTACGTTCAGCGCCCTTGGCGCATCTGGCTCTAACAGTTCTGGCGGCACCTGGGCGTAATCATGGCGGTCAAGAGTAAAACCGGCACTGCTCGCATTGAGCACCAGCCCGGCAAACCCAAGCGCACGCGCCAAGGGCAAGGGCAGCACAGCCTGCCTAACCACGGCCGCAAAAAGATGCGCGGCCAAGGTAAGGGTTAATGCAACCGCCGGTCCTGCTGCCGGCACTGCCACTTGCTAA